AAAGAGGTATCACAAAACCCGTATCAGCTCACTACGGAGTTAAGGTTTCGTATGCTGAGGATGGTACTATCAGTAGTCATTTTTACCCATATACTAAAGACAATAGCGTTGTTGCCTATAAGGAGCGTAAACTACCTAAGACCTTTATTATTCACGGTGAGTTTAAAGGTGTACAGTTATTCGGTCAGAATGTTTCAACGGGTGGTAAACGCATTATCATCACGGAAGGAGAACTAGACGCATTAGCTGTAGCTCAAGCTCAACATGACAAGTATGGTAGGTTTTATCCAGTAGTAGCCTTACCATCAGCGTCTGCTACATCAATGATTCTTGAACAACGTGAATGGTTACGTAACTTCGATGAAGTTGTATTGATGTTCGATCAAGATGATGCAGGAAAGAAAGCTACAGATCAAGCTGCTAAGATCATCGGCTATGATAAAGTTAAGGTAGCATCACTACCTGAGAAAGATCCTTGTGATGTGCTAATCAAACATAACTCTGCTACACTAATGAACTGTATCTTTGATGCACGTACATTCAGTCCAGCAGGAGTTGTTAAAGGTGAGGCTATCTGGGAACAATTCAAGCGTAAGAAAGAAACTACATCTTTACCTTACCCTGAATGTTTAAAGACTCTCAACGACAAACTACATGGTCTGCGCTTAGGTGAGATTGTATTGTTCACATCAGGTACAGGCTCAGGTAAGAGTACAGTCATTAAGGAAATTGTACTAGAGATCTTAGCTAAGACAACTGATATGATCGGTATGGTATCACTCGAGGAATCTATTGGTGATTCTGCTGAGAAGTTTATTGGTATGCAGTTACGTAAGAACCTTGTATCTAACCAAGTAACTGAAGCAGAGATGTATGCAGCACACCAACAAGTGTTTGGTGATGAACGATTAATACTGCTTGATCACCAAGGCTCTGTAGGAGATGAGTCTCTTATAGACAAGCTTGAACACTTAGCCTTGATGGGTTGTAAGTATATCATCCTTGACCACATCACTATTGCTGTGTCTGAAGGTGCTAAGGGTCGTACAGGTAATGAGGCAGTTGACTCAGTCATGAGTGATCTACTTAAGATCTGTAAGAAGCATAATGTCTGGTTAGGCGTTGTGTCTCACCTACGTAAAGGTGAAAAGCCTTTTGAAGAAGGTCACTTGCCAACCATTGATGACATCAAAGGCTCAGGCTCTATTAAACAAATCTCATTTGACATCATTGCTTTCTCACGCAACATGATTGCTGAGACAGAACAGATGCGTAACACAATTAAGCTTCGTGTATTGAAGTCTCGATTCACGGGTATGACAGGTGACTGCGGTAATACTAAGTATGACGCTGACACTGGTCGCTTAATGCAAACAACTTTTGTTGACTTTGAATAAATGAATCCATTAAATTATCTTACTGAACGTGTATCGAAGGTTGTCCCCAACTCAGATAAGATCTACAATGAGGGTGCTCGCCTTCTAGCACACTACCCAACATGGGAATATGAACTTGAAAGATTTATCAACGAGTCTTGGGATACCCTCCTTAGATACTGCATTCGTAACAAGAACGCAACGCATAGCGCCTCTGTTAAACTCACCTTTGCTTCTGACCTTATCGGAAAAAGAATTGCAAGAGCTATTGGAGCTGACGAACTTGATATCAAGTCAACTCTATCGCTTGGAGATCTTCTTCTCGAAACGTTCCTTCAAGATGGACTAATTGACATCTTCAGAGAATATGCGGGATACAAGGCCCCATACATGGTACGCATTGTTAATCAAGCAGATGATATTAAGCCAACATTAATTGGTACATCATTTGAACCTTTGTTACCTATTATGGGTCTATATAGCCCACTGACTAAAGAACCTTTTATTAAGGGCTGGACTAACTCTAAGCTATTCCATGATAACCTTAATAAAACCTTTGTAAGATCCCTTGAGACCCTTCGTCAACAGTCTTGGAAGCTTAACATACCAGTATTAACTGCTATGCAAGCACAGACTCCTAAAGAAATCCTTGAGTTGATCGATGAAGATGGTGTTGTAAGAGAATACAATATACACCATGAAAACCTAGAGTTACCTAAGAAACTATCTCATACAGATGGTACTAAGTTCCTTGGTAAGAAGGATCCTAAGCTACAACGTATGATGAGTAAATACTTTGAGTACATGCAAGTGCTTAAGAAGGCTGAGATGATTGGTGAAAGAACTTTCTTTCAAGAAGTCTCTTGTGACTACCGAGGTAGAGTATACTATGCAGAATCATTCTTAGAGTTCCAAGGTAGTGACTTAGCTCGTAGCTTGTTTATGTTTGCTAACAAAAAGAAAGTTACTGAGAGAGGTTTATTCTGGATCAAAGTACATACAGCAGCTTGCTATAATGAATCATTTATTATAGATAGAATACCTAACTACTTTACTACAGACTACAAGGCTTACCTAACTGAGGAAGGTCTTGACACTATATCTGTAGACAAAATGACTCTTGAAGATAGAGTTGCATGGGTAGATAACAACCTTGGTTTTATCTATGAAGTAGCTCGTACTAAAACTATACATGAGTATGCTGAAAAGTCTTATAGCTTTTTAGCCTGTTGTAATGAGTTGCTAGCTTATAAGAGAGCTACAATGGAAGGCAAAGAGTTCATGTCTGGACTACCTATACCTATTGATGGTAGTAATAACGGATGGCAACACTTAGCGGCTATGTCTAAAGATAAACAGGCTGGTACGCTAGTGTCACTTGTTCCTACAACTATCCAGAAAGACTTCTACGTAGCTGTTGCTAAAGAACTCATCAACATTATGCCTGAGTACTTTGAGATTAAAGATATGCCTATGAAACATATCAGAAAAGGGATAGCCAAGAGAGGATCAATGACTCGTGCATACAGTGCGGGTAAGATGCGTATAGCAAAGAACATGTACGAAGACTGTCACGTAGAGGGTTACACTGTTAAATACAACATCACTGAAGACCAGTGTGATGTGCTAGCAGGTAACTTAATTAAAGCTATTAACACTGTCTGTGCAGGACCACTTAAGACTACTAAATATCTACAGAAGATAGCTGAACATGAGCTTAATTCAGGAAGAAATAACCTTAGCTGGTTTACTCCTAGTGGTTTTCCTGTTATATATAAAGCCTATCTTCAACATGAACGTAAACAAAGGGGTACTATCCGTGGTATTACAGGAAATAAAGATGGTCGTGTCATGCACGTTATCAAGGTTGATGTCCTTAACAAAGAGACAGGTGAACGGGTACCGTGTAGAAGAAGCTATGCTTCGGGTATTAGTCCTAATGTTGTTCACTCCTATGATGCTTCTCATATGGCTAATACTATTGTTAGCTTTAATGGTTCATTCGGTGCTGTACATGACTCCTTTAGCTCACATGCTTCGGAGATTGACTTCCTTCAAGAAGTAACTAAGATGACCTTCATAGCACAGTATGATGTAGAAAACTTCTTTAACATACTGCAAGATAACCTTATGGATAATAGGGATACCTTTACTTTCAATCAACCAGAGCTGGGCAGCCTAGTTCTTAATGAGGTTATGGACTCTAAATACTTCTTCTGCTAAGGTGAGTCGGTACCTAATACCAGACAACAATCAACAATAAGGAATTCATGAACTCTTACCAACAACTTATCGCCAAGTCCCGTTATGCTCGATACCTACCTGAACAAAAACGTAGGGAAAACTGGGATGAAACCTCTACTCGCTGGGTAGATTTCTTTAAGGAACAACTTAAAGATAAGATCAATACCCAAGATACTATCTGGGATATCTTAGGAACAAGCATTAATAACTTGTCAGTACTACCATCTATGCGGTCTGTTATGACTGCTGGTGAAGCTCTTAAGCGTACTCACGTAGCCGCTTATAATTGTAGCTATCTTCCTGTAGATCATAAGCGTTGCTTTGATGAAGCAATGTATATCCTCTTGTGTGGTACTGGTGTAGGCTTCTCATGTGAGAAACAATATGTTGATAAATTACCTACTGTACCTTCACTTGAAGATTCAGATAAGATCATTACAGTAGAAGATTCTAAAGAAGGCTGGTGTGAAGCATATAAATTGCTTATTAGTCGTCTGTATGCTGGTTTTATTCCTAAGTGGGATGTATCTTTAGTGCGTCCAGCAGGTGCTCCACTTAAAACTTTTGGTGGTCGTGCATCTGGTCCGGGCCCACTGATTGATTTGTTCCAGTATACTGTTAATAAGTTTAGTAATGCTCAAGGACGTCAACTATCTCCTATCGAGTGCCATGATATTATGTGTAAGATCGGTGAAGTAGTTGTTGTAGGTGGTGTACGTAGGTCAGCTATGATTTCTCTTGGTGACTTGGGTGACTACAACCATGCAACAGCTAAGGCAGGTGCTTGGTGGGAGAAGCATGGTGAACGTGCCTTGGCTAACAACTCAGCAGTATACAACAACAAGCCTTCTATTGGTGAGTTCATGAAAGAATGGTTAGATATCTACAACAGTCACTCAGGTGAACGTGGTATCTTTAACCGTGAAGCCTCACAAAAGCAAGCCGCTAAGTGGGGTCGTAGGGATATCAGTTGACTATGGTACTAACCCCTGTTCAGAGATTATCCTTAAGCCATATCAATTCTGTAACTTGTCCACTATTGTTGTGTCTCCTGATGACAACATTGAAACACTTAAGATTAAAGTTCGCTTGGCTACCATCATGGGTACTATGCAGTCTACATTGACTGACTTCCCTTATCTGCGTGACATCTGGAAGAAGAATACAGAACAAGAACGTCTTTTGGGTGTATCTATGACTGGTATCCTTGACAACCATATTCTCCGTGGTAGCAGTACACATCATAACCTACGTGATGTTCTTGAACAACTCCGTGATGTAGCCCGTGATACAAACAAAGAGTGGGCAGAGATCTTAGGTGTACCTGAATCAGCCGCTATTACCTGTGTTAAGCCTGAAGGTACTGTATCTCAGCTTACACAGACATCCAGCGGTATTCACGCAGGACACGCACCATACTACATCAGACGTATTCGTCAAGATAAGAAAGACCCATTGACTCAATTTTTGATTGATCAAGGTGTGTCTTATGAAGACTGCGTTATGAAGCCTGACCAGACAGCTGTATTTAGCTTCCCACAGAACTCACCAGGATTTACCCGTAAGGATATCAATGCTATTGAACACCTTAATATCTGGTTGGCATATCAACGCTACTGGTGTGAGCATAAACCATCAGTAACTATCTCAGTTAAAGACCACGAGTGGATGGAAGTAGGAGCATGGGTATATGAACACTTTGATGAGTGTACTGGAATTTCTTTCTTACCTGATGATGGTGGTACTTATCGTCAGGCTCCTTATGAAGACATTAACAAAGAACAATTCAACAACATGAACATGCCTTTTATTCAGTGGTCTTTATTCCTTGAAGACCGTGATAACGTAGAAGGTGCTCAAACATTAGCTTGTACAGCTGGAGGATGTGAGATTTGAAATTACTTAAATTCTCTGCCGCATGGTGTCAACCATGTAAACAACTAGATGCATTCCTAGCAGAAGCCTTATTGGAATACCCTGAGATAGAGCTTGTTAGTATGCCTATTGAAAACAATACAGACACAGTATCCTACTATGGAGTTCGTACAGTACCTACCATGATTATGGTTGATGACAATGATCAGGTACTCAGGACTTCTGTAGGCTTTACACCTACTAAGGTTAAACCTTTCTTAGCAGGTACCTAATAGAAAAGCGGGATAACTCAGTAGAAGAGCG